CGGCGTTCTCGGGCCGCTCGACGATGATGACCGGCCACTGGTGGCCGAGCTCGACGTCGGTGGCCACCACCGCAATCGCGTCGATGAACCGGGCGCCGTCCACCCCGAGGGTGATGAGCCGCTTCCCGTCGAGCTCGAGGACCGGGCGGGCGTTGTCCCGCCACTTCGCCATGTCGAACACCAGCGACTCGCCGGCATGCGACCGGTTCAGGAAGTACCGCTCCGCCTGCGCCGCGTCGTGCAGGAGCAGCGACTCGACCTCGCCGTCGATCCGGTCGAGGTCCACCCACCAGTGGCCGTCATAGCTGAACTTCATCACCTTGCGGCGCTCGCGCTTGTTCCGCACGCTGCCCGCCGGCGGGGTCGGGTAGTCGACGTGCACGCCGATCGGCCGCTCGTGGGTCCGCTGCGCGACCGACATCTCCGTCGGGTCCCACGCGTTCGTGGTCTCGAGGAACCGGCCTCCCATGCCGGCCAGGTTGCGGCGCTGGTTGTCGGCCAGCAGCCATCCGCCGTTGCGCTCGAGCCACGAGTGCGTCTCGTCCTGGACGACGAACGTGACCCGCTGGCCGAGCCGGGACCGGCCCGACGAGGTGACCGGGTCGATCCGGCCGCCGCCCTCGAGGTTGATGCGGGTCTCGCCGGTGTCGGGGATGTCGCCGGCCAGCGCGCCGAGCCGGATCATCGGCACCAGCGCCTGCCAGACGTTGTCGGTCTGGTCCTCGGAGACCGCGGTGATCTGGATCAGCGGTGTCGCCCACGGCCGGCCGACCGGTTCGCCGGCGGCGTCCCAGCCCGCGGGCACGACCGGGCCCTCCGCCTCAGCGCACGTGACCGCCGCAGAGAACGGGCCCTTCCCCCACTTCTGCGGCCGCACGAGCTGGCCACCGCGGTCGTGGTGGAACCGTGGCCCGTCCCACTTCTTGCTCCTCGAGTCGGGGCCGAGCCGGTAGAAGTGCAGCAGGAACAGCAGCATCTGGTCGGACAGCACGAACGGCTGCCCGGCGAGATCGCCGTCCGGGATGACGCAGTGCGCCTCGATCCAGTCGGCCACCAGGTAGCCGAGCGTCGGGAACTCCCCCGGGATCTCAGGACCCCGCCACGGCACCAGGATCCACCGCCCGCAGACGCCGCGGCGTCGCGCTGACAGTCCGCCGCTCGCGCGCCTCGGCGAGCTCGTCCGCGCCGTCCACCTCCCACTGCAGCCGGCGCATCGCCATCGGCGACAGGCCGAGCCGGTCCTCGAGCTGGCGGACCTCGGCCAGCAGGGACACGAGCCCCGGGTCGTTCTCCGCCAGGACGATGCACCGGCAGTACCGCGCCACGACCCGGGTCCAGCCGAGCCGCTGCCAGGCCACGGCCTGCGGCGTCGCCCAGAGCGACCGCCAGACCGCGGACTCGCCGACTCGCATCTTCGACAGCGGCCACGCGGGCGGCCGGCCCTTCCGGCCCAGCGCCGGGAGCTTCGTGGTCTCGGGCGGCGCGTTGCGACGGCGCCGCGTGGCGGGGTCCTTGCGGGGCGGACCAGGCATGGCGGGGGCCTCCGTGTCGGAGAGGGCGCCCCATGTCGGGGCTCGGGGTGTCGGGAAACTCGTACAGACTGCGAGGAAGAGGCCTCCACGCCTGTGACAGGGTGGCCGAGGGGGTTCACCCCCACCCCCGTCGGCCACCGTCGCGGTGCTCGTCGTCGCGCGCTGGTGCCGTCGTCAGCGTTCGTCGATGTTGAGCACGTCGCGACCGAACCCGCCGTCGGTGGTCGCTGTCTTCGTGCTGTGGCACGACTCGCACAGTGACTGCAGCCAGTGGTCAGCGTCAGGATCGTCGACGCCTTGCTCGACGAGCTGGGCCCGTGGGATAACGTGGTCGACCTCAGTGGCCGGTGATGGGCAGGAGGTGCAGGTCGGGTGTGCGGCGAGGTAGCGCTTGCGTCGACGGCGCCAGGCTGGCGTCGAGTAGACGCTCATCGCTTCGTCACCTGCTGCTCGACGCTGGCGCGCTTGGCTGCGGCGGTGCTGCCGGGTGTGCAGGGGGCAGTGGCTACGGGGGGTGAGCTCGGGGCACCCGGGGGTCGCGCAGGGGGCGAGTGTTCGGCGGGGCATTGTCACCCCCCGGGGGTCAGGTACTGGGTGTGCCGAGCTGGTGAAGCGGGGTGTCGGTCCAGCGTGCGTGCGACAGGACGCTGACGAGGGCGACGCTGCCGAGGATGGCGAGGACGCCGATGGTGATGCGGCGGTCCTGGGCGCTGTCGGTGCAGGTGGTGCTGGTGACGTACTCGCCGCCGGTGCCGTCGGTGGGTTCGATGGTGCGGGGGGCGAGTGCGGTGCCGCAGTCGACGCCGTGCGCGGTGAGGGGGGTGAGCGCGAGGACGGTGGCGGCGAGGATGGCGAGGAGGCCGGCGACGAGCCAGCCGGCGCGGCGTGTGCTCATGGGTGTGAACAGTACGAGCCGGGCGTCAGCGGTGCGTTGCCGGGGCGCACGTCGGACACGATGCCGGGAATGTAGCGGGTCGCGCGCAACTTGTGGAACATCCCCCGGTCAGGCGGAGCGTCGGCGACGTCTGCGGCCGCGGGTGGTCTGGACGGGTTCGTGCTTGGCGAGGCGCCGGGTGAGCCGGTCGACCAGGCGGAGGGCGTCGTCGCGTTCGCGGATGATCCGGTCGATGGTGTGCTTGACGCCGGCGACCTCGGGCTGCACGTGGGACCGGTGCGGGGTGTAGTCGCCGCGGTCGGCTCGGCGTGCCTGGGCGGCGAGGGCTTGGACGAGCTCGTCGGTGTCGATGAGCCGGCGCATGCGGGGCCCTGGGGCGCGGCCTTCGCGGAGGAGGGCGATGGCGTTGTGGCTGGCTTCGGCGAGGGTGGTGCAGGCGCCGATGGTTTTGGTGGCGAGGTCGGTGTAGGCGGCGCGGGCGCGTTGGTCGCCGTGGGTGTCGAGGGCGTAGTCGTGGTCGCCGCCTCGGACGGGGGCGTCGCGGGTGGCGGTGGCGCGTTCGTAGGCGAGGCAGTGGAGGTCGTCGAGCTCGTCGAGGATCATGGTGAGGAGCTCGCGGGTGGCCTCGAGGCGGTTGCGGGTGGTGTCGATGCGGGGGGCGCGGGGCACGTGGTTCTCCTCAGCGTGTGGGGGGTTCGTTCTGGTGTCGGATGGGGGTTGGTCCACTGGTCCACTCCCTAAAGGGAGGAGTGGACCAATGGACCTCCTGACCCCCAGAGGTCCAATGCACCTCGTGGACCTCTCGTGGACCTGGTGGACCTGGCGTGGTGTTACTCCTGCTCAGCGGGGATGTAGCGGGGTGCCTTGTCCGTGGCCACGTTGTGGACCAGGTCCCGGTCGAGCAGGGTTTTGAGCGCCTTGTTGAACGTGGACTTCGGCATGCCGCCTTTGGACTCGAGATGCTCTCGCCACGTGGTGTTGGAGACACCGCCGGGGAGGGCGATCTCGACGAGCCCGTCGAGGACTTCGGCGGTCCGGGCGGTGATGTTTTCGTCGGGTGCCTGGCTCGAGGGGACGAGCACGGCGGAGTCGCCGAGGGGGAGGATGCCGAGCGGGATCGGCTGGGGTTCGGGCATGTCCTTCTGCTTGGGGCACTTGAGCCGGATGCGGTCGTCGGTCTTGGACAGCTCGAGCTCGGTGTCGACGGCGCCGCGCAGGGCGGAGCTGCCGCGGGCGCCGAGGGTGCCGTCCTTGCCGGCGTGGTGGACGACGAGCACGCAGGCGCCGGTGACGCGGCGGATCCGGTCGAGGTTCGTGACGACGAGCCCCATGTCCTTCGCGCTGTTCTCCTCGGCGCCGGCGATGCACCGGGCGAGCGTGTCGACCACGATCAGGCCCGGGTCGAGCTCGGCGGCGACCTGGGCGAGGGCCTCGACCTCGGGCCGGTCGGTGAGGTTGACGGCCTGGGGGAGCCAGCGGATCGGCTGGTGGCCTCCGATGTCGTGGACTCGGTGGTGGGTCTGCCAGGCGTCGATGCGCTTGGAGAGCCCGGAGACGCCTTCGGCGATCACGTAGACGACCGGCTTGGCGGTGACCTGCTGTCCGTGCCACCAGGTGCCGGAGGCGACGTGGG